CAGAAAATGGGCGGCATTGTTGTTTATATTGATACGGAAAATGCGACCAACCTAGAGAATCTAGAATCTCTTGGCATTGACGTTCGTAACAGGTTTGTCTTCGTACAGACGGTGTGTACGGAAGAGGTCTTCAAGGTTGCCGAGAGTGCGATCATCAAGGCCCGCGCGATGACCAAGGACGTTCCCGTGACTATTATCTGGGACTCCGTGGCCGCGAGTTCTCCAAAGGCAGAGCTTGAGGGAGATTATGACCAAAATACAATCGGCCTTCAGGCCCGTGTTATTGGAAAGGGTCTAAGAAAGATTGTTGGCATTATCGGCAATCAAAATGTCTTATTCCTAATCATCAACCAACAGCGCCAGAAAATTGGCGTGATGTTCGGAGATCCTACGACTACTCCTGGTGGCATGGCAATACCATACGCCTCCTCGGTTCGTATCAGGATTACGTCCCAGGGTCAGAGCGAGATCAAGGATAGAAATGGAAATGTTATCGGTATCAAGGTAAAGGCAAAAACAATCAAGAACAAGGTTGCCCGACCCTTTAGAGACTGTGAGTTTCAGATCCACTTTGGCAAGGGCGTTGTGGAAGAGGAAGAGGTCTTTGATCTCTTCAGGGAATATTGCAAGAATTCCAAGGATGGCGTTGAAATGCCAAATGGGGAATTTGTGATGGTTTCCGGCGAGGCTGCCTGGAAGAATTTCACGATCACCAACGCCAATGGCAAGGTAATCCACGACCTGAAGTTCCACAAGCCAGATTTTGCAGAAAAGGTCCTGAACGTTCCAGAGTTTAGCGAATACATGGAAGCCCTGTATGAGGCCAGCCTGGTAATCAAGCCGGGACAGGAAGTCCACCAGACTCTCACCGGGGTTGACCTGGAAAGCTATTCTGACGTACAGGCGGTAAGCCTGGAAGAAGGTTCGCCCGAAGAAACTCTCGCGGCGCAGTAGACCATGCTACCCGTCAAGTTCGTTAAGACACACCCCGCAGCCAGGCCCCCGGAATATAAAACCGAGGGCTCGGCCGGGATGGATCTTTGTTCCGTGGAGCACATTTGGCTTTATTCCAGGGATAAACCCGTTGCGGTCAGTACCGGTCTCAAGATACAACTACCTCCCGGCCATGAGGGGCAAATCAGATCAAGGTCCGGTCTTGCTCTTAGGGGCATTACCGTGGTCAATTCTCCAGGGACACTAGACTCTGACTTTACCGGCGAGGTAAAAATAATTCTGGCTTATAACAACGACGAACAAGGTCCTGTTGAAATAAAGCCAGGCGACAGAATAGCCCAGTTGGTAATTGCCAAATATGAGAAGGCCGAGTTTTCTGAGGTGGCCGCACTAGAAGAAACGGTAAGGGGCGAAGGTGGGTTCGGATCCACGGGGAAATAAAATGACCACAGAAGAAGAAGTCAATAAACGAAAACGCCCGGTCATTGTTATCGACGGCCTAAATTGTTTTATTCGCCATTTTATGGTCAATGAGGCCGTGTCTGGTTATAGCGATCCCATTGGTGGGGTAGTTGGCTTTCTAAGATTTCTAGACTTCATGTTGGCCAGGTTTGCTCCCGGGAAAGTCGTCGTTGTCTGGGAAAATGGTGGTGCCTCCCCAAGGCGTAGGCATATCTGCCCGACCTACAAGGAAAGCAGTGGCAAATTCCTGAAGAATATAAAGGATTCTGCCGCCGCAGACAAGTCTACCAAGGGCATGCTCAAGGGAGACACCGAAAACAAGGTTAAACAGCTCTCTCTGCTTTACAAACTTCTGAAGAAGACCCCGGTTCACCAGATCTTCATAAAGGACACAGAATGCGACGACATAATTGGGTATTTGATCAAGTATGAGTTCGCCAGGGAGAACAGATTAAAATTAATCATTTCTAGCGACAAGGACTTTTATCAGCTTCTTGGTGATCCCGACATTAAGATTTATGACCCTGCCAGAAAAGTTACCGTTGACGAGAACTATGTTCTTGAGAAGTTCGGTATTACCCCCAACAACTTTTGCCTGGCAAGAACCATGCAGGGAGATCCCTCGGATAATATTGAAGGAGTCCCGGGTATAGGCTTTAAGACCATCGTAAAACGCTTCCAGGGCTTCGCTGACGCCTCCGTGGACCTTACAATCGATCAGGTCCTAGACCAGTGTAGGACGCTCACCGAAGGCGTCAAAAAGCCTTCCAAGGGCCTGCAAACCATACTTCAGTGTGAGTCCATCATGCGAAGGAATTGGAAGCTCATGTATTTGACTTCCTCGAATCTTTCTGCTTCCCAAATTGAAAAAGTTCAGGGAACACTGGGAGAACAAACCGGTGTAGGAGCCTTTGATCGTCTGGGTCTAATAAAAGAAGTCGCCAAGGCAGGAATGAATATTTCCTTTGATTTCGACAGGTTTTCATCGAACATCAGACAGTGCTTGATTTTTGAATAAAAAAACCTATAGAATAGTGCTCTCCTAGAGCATATCTATAAAACAAGCCGGTACAAGAAATGGTTGCTCTCGGCTCTGCGGAGCAATACAAAATTTTACTTTGGAGTTCATTCTAAAGTCGGTGGTGTAGTATACTCTTAAACACGGTCATGGTATTCGAGAACAATTTTTATGTGTACGTCGATTGGACGCTGGAAGATCAACCAAGAGCTTTTTATGTTGGCTATGGTGGTAAGAATAGAGTCGCCAGGAAGACTCGTAATAAGCATCATACGAATATTGCAAAAAAATACCGCTCCAAATTTAGCAAGGCGGTCACGGGTAAAAAGCGTTCAAAGAAAACAAAACGACTCATTAGTCTGGCTTTAAAAAAGTCCTGGGATAAGAAAACGCCAGAAGAACGTTCGATTTCTGGCAAGCGGAGATATTCGAGTATGCTTGAACGAAAAAAGGCAAGCAAGCGCATGCGCCTACTATGGAAGAACCCAGAATATAGAAAATGTAGAACAAAAATATATAGAAAGAAAATTAAATGACAGAAGATAAAAGAACGTTTAAGTACGATCTCGTGTTTCAAGAAAAAATTTTGCAGGCCATGCTCATGGATTCCCAGTGGGCCGTGCAGTTTGCCGAGGTTCTGGATATTGATTATTTTCAATATGCACACCTTAAACTTATTGCAAACAAGTATGTAAATCATCATAGAAGATATCGAGAATTCCCTTCCATGGAACTTCTCCTGAGTATGATCAAGGATGAACTTCGGAATGCCGGGGATGTGACCCTACGAGAAGAAGTCAAGGGGTTTCTTGTTAGAGTCGAGCTAAAGAAGGATCTTGGAGACCTAAGCTTCGTTAAAGAGAAATCCCTGGAGTTCTGTAAAAAGGCAGCTCTCCAAGAGGCTCTGATGAAGAGCGTGGATCTTGTTGCCACCCAGAACTACGACCAGATAGTAAACGTGGTAAGAGAGGCACTTGCCGCCGGCAACGAAGAAAACAAGGGCCTGGATCTTTCCGAGGACATAGAAGCCAGATATTCACAGACCTACCGCAAGACAATACCAACCGGCGTTCCGGAGCTTGATCAAAAAATGATATTAAATGGTGGTCTTGGAGCCGGGGAACTCGGCTTCGTCGTCGCCGCAACAGGCGTTGGTAAAACTCACTGTCTTATTCATTTTGGCGCCGCCGCAATTAAGATTGGCAAGAATGTCGTACACTATACCTTTGAATTAAACGAGAGAATGGTGGGTATCCGTTACGACTCACATTTAACGGATATTCCGTCTCTGGAGTGTTACGACCGACAGGATGAAATTCAAAAATATTTTAAGGATAATACCGGAACACTTGGACGCCTAATCGTGAAATACTTCCCAACCGGTCAGGCTTCGTGTGAAACTCTCAGGGCCCATATAGAAAAATTACACAACAAGGGATTTATACCTGACATGGTTGTGGTCGATTATGCCGGAATTATGAGGTCCACGGAAAAAGAAACGGACATGTTGAGGCTTAAGCTCAAACAGGTATGCGAAGACCTAAGACTATTTGCCGGGGACACCCAGCTTCCGGTTTGGACGGCAATTCAGTCGAATAGAGAAGGTTCCACGGCCGATGTCATAGACCTGACTAACCTTGCAGAGAGTTACGGGCAGGCCCACGTCGCGGACTTTGTGCTCGGACTTTCCAGACAGTCTGCC